GTTGGACAGACTGAAAGATACGCTCGCCAGCGTTCCGTTGCTCCAAAGCGAAATCGAAAACGTCTTGAAGAAAGCGCGGGGTGAGAAATGAAGTCGATTCACTACGAGGTTGAATACAAACCGTTCGACATGTGCGGGAGCCGCTTTTACCCCGACGACGAATACGGATACGCGGGACGCAAGTACAGAAGCGCTGCCGCAGCCTTGAGGCGAGCAGACAAGCTGAAAGAAGAAATGTTGAACATTGAGGCGACGCGGGTCGTCAAGGTGACGCGCGAGCCGGTGTCTCGCCGCAGAATCAAAAACGGGGAGGCGTAGTTAGAATGAGCAACGACAGATTCAAGTTCCGGGTGTGGGTCGATGAGGCGAAGCGGTATTGTGCGAACTTCAGCATCGACACGGACGGCGTTGTATGGAACGGTCACGGAACATTCAGGGATGGGATCGTGATCGAGCAATGCACGGGCATCCGCGACCGCAACGGCAGGCTGATTTACGAGGGGGATATTTTGCGATGCTTCGCCGTTAATCCGGGAAAAAAGTATCGCGTAGTATGGGAAGGTCAACTGGCGGCGTTTTCGCTTCGTGCGTTGACCGATGACAATTTTGCTTGTTTTTCTGTGGACATTAAAGACGTTGCTGAGGTCGTCGGCAACATTCACGAGGCGGGGAAATGAAACTGAAGCACTGTCCATTCTGCGGCGAGAGCCGAATCGCGGTCGGCGAAACGATCATTCACAAGAACGGGAACAAACTTCCGTCCGTATGGTGCGAAAACTGCGGAGCGCTCGTGACCGCGCCCAAGAATTACCCGGAGGACGCGATCAAACGATGGAACGGCAGAGTCCTCGATGTTTCCCGCGACGATCTGATGACGCTGGAACGGCTGCTGAAACATGACATCTACGTCAGAATGCGGGATTATGTCGAGGAATACGCGAAGAACGGCAACGTCTGCGCCCACAACGACATCGTCCCGTATCATCTGAAGCCGATGACGCAGGCGTGCGAACTGATGGCGAAAATGGAAAAACTGCTGTTCGCGGTCATGAGCGAAAAGGAGAAGGAAGAATGAACAACGCGCTGATCGCCATAAGCGAAGAAGACTACATGAAAATGATCGGTGTTTTTCAGCACAGCGATCCGGAATTGTACTCGCTGCTGAAAGACCGGCACCCCATCCGCGTTGACGGAAATCTATCGTCGGGTGATTGGGATGTGCTTGACGCGAACGGATGTCCGATGTCATTGCACAGAACACAGCATATCAAACTGAAAGGGAAAAGATGAACGGCAAAAACGGGAGTGAGATTGTAAAATTATTGGGTGGCAAAGAAGTATCCATATCGGTTGAAATGGATGACGAAACACGAAATTTTTTTGAACTGATTCTGAATATGCAAAAAAAGTCAAAAGGAGATGCAATGAGCGACAACGTCAACCATCCGGCGCATTACGCGCCGAAATTCGAGACCAAACCCGTCGAGTGCATCGACATCACCCGGAATCTGCCGTTTTCCATCGGAAACGCGTTCAAATACGTATGGAGGGCCGGTGACAAGGGAGACCGACGCAAGGCCGTGGAGGATTTGGAAAAGGCGCAGTGGTATCTCCGCGATGCCGCCGCCGACGAGTTCATCCACACGGACTGCCGGGAGGCGAGACTGCTTTTCGACATGCTCGTCGATGACGGGAGCATGCGGTTCAGCGCGCTGCATGCCATCGTCTGCGGACGCTACGGCGCCGCGTTCATCAAAATCGAAAAACTCAAACGGGAGATCGACCATGAAAATTGACAATGTGAAAATCTACGAACTCGCCGAGTCCATCGTCGCGTCCGGTCTGCCGATGCAGGACCGCTTCGACGAATACGCTTTCGACGAAACGCTTTCCCGCGTGCGCGGAGAATTTCCCTCGGCTCAAGAACAGTTCAGGCGAGCGGAACGGCTGGCGGAGAGTCCGGCCAACTCCGGACACTGCAACTACCTCAAGGGGATCGTCGTCGCCGCGAACATTTCCGGCACGATCAAATGGTGGGAGCAGTTTCAGCGCTACCACTTCGCCACCATCATTTCCAGCATGTCCACGATGCACCGGATCACCCGGATGAGCATGGAATGCTGCATGTCGGAAAAGGTGCTGCCGGAGACCAAGACGCGCTGCGGAGAACTCGTCGAACGGTACGGGCGGCGGGAGATCGATTTCGACACGCTGATCGACAACATGCCGCTCGGAATCGTGCTGACGGCACGGGTGCAGACCAATTATCTGCAACTGCGGACGATCTGGAATCAGCGCAAAAACCACAAATACCACGAGTGGAAACCATTCTGCGAATGGGTGGAAACCCTGCCCCGCGCGGCGGAGTTCATCACCGTTGACAGCGGCGGTATTATTGCCTGAAAAGAGGAATGCACACCATGAAAATCACCATCCATTTCAAAAGGCTCGACGAACGAGCGAAAGCCCCGAAGCAGGGGCATCCGGGCGATGCCGGATTCGACCTTTACGCCACCAGCTGCGAGAGGATCGGACTTTTCAAGTACCGTTACGGCACCGGCATCGCGGTCGGCATCCCGCGCGGATACGAGGGACAGATACGCCCCCGGTCCAGCATCCACAAAAGCGGCATGATCCTCGCCAACTCCATCGGGACCGTGGACGCCCCGTATCGCGGCGAGATCATGGCCGTATTCTGGAAGATACCGTTTGTCGGGAAACGCTACGAAGTCGGCGACCGCGTCTGCCAGCTGGTCGTAAAACCCGTTCCGGAAGTCGAATACGCCGAGGTCGGCGAACTCGATGACACCAGCCGGGGCAAAGGCGGTTTCGGCAGCACCGGACGCTAACCGCATACGGAGAAAACACACATGGAACACACCGCAGCGCCGGGCGTCGTTTTGTATTCGACGAACTGCCCCAAATGCCGGGTGCTGGAGATCAAACTCCGGCAGAAAAACATCCCCCACACGGTCATCACCGATATGGAAAAGATCGTCGCCACCGGGCGGCAGACCGCGCCGCTCTTGGAGGCGGACGGGAAGATCATGAATTTCACGGAAGCATTGGAGTTCATACGGAAAAAATGAAAATCGACATCAAGACCAACAAGGATTTCGAGCATTGTCTCGAAGCGCTCAAAAACAAGTACGGCGAGGATTTCGAGATTCTGAACGGCTTTCACGAAAGCCAGATGAATTTTTCGGACTTCATCGACAATTTCGTGGACAAGAACGTCGCCGACGTGACCATCGACGCGAACGCCAATTCGAGCAACAAGGACATCCGCAGTCTGCTCGCCGAAAAAGGCAAGCCCATCGACAAACTCTTTTCGTTCAACAAAATCTTCTACGAGATCAAGAAAAAATACGGTCTCCGCACCGCGAAGAAATGGCTGGAAGCGGAATACTCCGGACTCTTTTACAATCACGATGCCTGCACGACGAGTTTTCTGCCGTACTGCTACGCCTACGACCTCACGCGCCTTGCGACCGAAGGACTCTTTTTCCTCAAAAACTACAACCACGAAAGCCCGAAGCACCTCACGACCTTCCTCGACGACGTGATCGAGTTCATCTCGTTCATGTCGAACCGGTCCAGCGGCGCGGTCGGAATCCCGAACATCCTCGTCTGGACATTCTATTTCTGGCGCAAAGACGTGGAATCCGGGTACGTCAACAAAAATCCCGACTACTACATCCGGCAGTGCTTTCAGAAACTCATCTACCGCCTCAATCAGCCGTTCATGCGCATCGACCAATCGGCATTCGTCAACGTGTCGGTCTTCGACCGCAACTACGTCGAAGCGCTCTTCGGCGGCGTGGAATACCCGGACGGGACCTTGCTCATCGACCATGTGGAAGAGTTCATGCAGCACCAGAAGACCTTCATGGAGGTCGTTGCCGAAGTGCGCAGCCAAAACATGTTCACCTTCCCGGTGCTGACGTGTTCGCTGCTCTTCCGCGACGGGAAATTCGTCGATGAGGAGTTCGCCCGCTACTGCTCGGACAACAACACCAAATACAACGACTACAATTTCTTCCAGTCCGGCGACGTGACGAGTCTGTCGAACTGCTGCCGCTTGATCTCCGACACGAGCAAACTCGACGCTTTCATCAACTCCATCGGCGGGACGGCGCTCTCCATCGGCAGCATCAAGGTAAACACCATCAACCTCATGCGCTTGGCATACGAACACCCCGGCGACCGCGCCGGATATTTGAAAGCGCTCCGGGAAACGACGCTGCTCTGCTGCAAGACCCTCGACGCGATCCGGCACATCATCCGTCGCAACATCGAAAAAGGACTCCTGCCGAATTATTGCGACGGCGGCGTGGAGATCAAAAAACAGTATTGCACGGTCGGCATCCTCGGTCTCTATGAGGTCATTGAAAAATTCGGCATGGTCGCGCGCGACGAGTTCGGCAACGCAAGCTACACCGATGACGGGATCGCCTTCGCCACCGAGATTTTCCGCGTCATCAACGAGGTCAAGGACAATTTTACGACCGAATACAGCTTCAACGTCGAAAGCGTCCCCGCCGAACGCGCCGCCGTGATCCTCTGCCAGAAGGACAATCTGCTCTTCGAGCAAAACGAAAAGTTCATCTACTCGAACCAGTGGATACCGCTTTCCGAAAAATGCACCATCCGGGAGAAAATACGCCTTTCCAGCAT